CCGCCTCCTCCGTTAGCCCAAGACGGATCAGCAGAAGCCCCATTAGTCTTCAAGAACTGTCCTGATGTGCCTGGAGGAAGGGTTTGCCATCCAGAAGCCCCCTTAAATAAGATGCTTCCGTGTTGGTTAGAGATTTGATCTAGAATGGCTTGGACGTCAGCGGAAAGAGTCACGTCAGACGATAGAGGGCCACCGCCGGTTACTCCGTTCTCTGCTATAATCTGTCTTTCAGAGGACCAGTCTTCGACTATCTTCTGGGCCTGTTCCGCCGTAATTCCTTGCCCGATATCAATCTGTTTTTCCTGAGCCCACCGAATAAAATACTCGGTGGGAGTTCCATCAGGATTAACGATGTTAAAGTTCTTACTTAATGGTTGAAAAGTTCCGGCCATTCTTTACCTACTCATTGATATTTAGCCCGTCGATACGAGCAAAAGATCCGTTGTCAGTAATACGGAAAAGACGCCCAGGGGCTCGGATCTGCCCGAGACTTCTCCACGTAATCTCTTGGGCATAATCCCCTTCGATGATTGTGATAGGCTTGTCCGCGAGAGTATACGTCTTACCTTGGTCGTCGCTGTATTCTAACGACACGGAATTTTCTGGAAGAGCAGGCTCCCCGAGAGACGCCGTCAGGTATACAGAATAAACCGGAAGGAAAGACCTGGCTCTCGTGATGACTTGTCCTGTAGCAACTCTAGGGAAGGGAATCTTGTTATCAGTCAAGATAGAATCGTCTACTCCGCTCTCCGGATCAAGAACCCACAGAACACCAGAACTGTCATCTCCGACTACGACATTACTTCCGTAGTTGCTGGGGATTGTTCCGGCTGATCTCCAGTTCATTCCGACACTCACTCTCCAGTTACTGGAGCCTCCGGAGGTCCATGACGACCATTGTCCTGTAGACAAATCAAAGACTAGTGTCTTCCCGCTCGTTCCTAGTTTTAGAATGTAGAAGTCATGGCCGTCTAAAGTAAAAGTCCAGGCTCGGAGTTTTACGTTATCGATCCTGCCTCGACATACCGCGATAACCCGGCCCTGGGTTGCTTTGAGTCGTTGAGAAGGCTGTCTAAATACGGCGTTAACACCACCGAATGTGACATTTATCCTATCCGCAGGGACGTTATATACGACTACTGTCTCGGCTTGAGGTGCCATGACTTCCTTAGCGGCCTGTCGTACTGCCGCTATGATGCCAGCCTGTGGCGCTCTGATTTCAGGAGTCAAAGCCATGACTTCTCCTTTTATGTAGTACGATTAAGCCGGAACTGGACGTCGTTTACGGCCTCTGGGAGGTAAGGAGCCCCAGTCTTTGGATCGATTTCAAACACATCTCTCCAATAAGTCTGGGCTACAGTGATTGGTCTGTCCGCCCCCAGAGCCGTTGCAGGAGTACCGTCCGGATCTGAGATCAACCCTGACTGGAGAGACCCATCACCGCCGTCAGACTTTGCCGCCCTTACGAAGGTAATCAAAGCCTTTACACTCGTTACTTCGTCCGGGAGATCCGAAAGTGTCCCGACATATGGTGACGGAAGCGGATCGTCTTCGGCATAGATATACTGGTTGTCGTCAGGAGGAATATTATCCAAGATGGTATAGCCATCCGTCCCAACAATCGGAGTCCAATTCAATGCGACGTCAGACGTCAAAGACAGGTTATGAACAATCACGGAGCCTAAGAAGTCGGTATTTACTGTACCCGAGTTGTCCCAGACAACGAAGTCTTTGAAGTAGACGTTACCGTTATACCTGTGAGTGAAGTCGTTCTGAAAATCTCCGATAGACACCTGAGCCACAGGATTTTCGCCCGTGTTCATGTTTATGTCTTCGTACACGGTGAGACCTTCGACCCTGATCTCGACACTACCTTCCAGAGCCGACGTCACCATTTTTACTTCTACATGATACCAGCCATCGGCAGTAATGGCCGGGGCAGCAGTCCGTTCCGTCGTCCCGGCAACATGGTTGATAATTCGAAATCTCCCGGTGGTGTCCACAGAGATCGATACAATCCAGTTGTTCAAAGAGTCTCGGAATACCATTAAGATCGGGTAACAGGTGTCCAAAGTAGGAAGGCTTGAGAGCCATACCCTAGTCGCAATGCCTACAGTAGTTGAACTATTCTGTAAGACATACCGTAAGCCCTGAATGGCTCCATTCGAAGTCGGGGCCGTCTGCCTACGAAGTACCATCCCAGAGCTAATTCCGTCTGGGTCAGCCAAGATAGCGAGGTTTCCGCTCCAAGACGCATAGATGCCGTTCAACAAGAGAGACGTATTAGTCCCATAGATCGAGAAGTTATCAGCATGAACAATCGACATTTCTTGACTCCTTAATATAGATAGCCCTGCTGTAGCGAGATTGCGTTTCTGATCTCTTCTTCAATGTCAGGGGTTGATACTCTTTGAGGCGTTCCTCCTCTCACAAGAAAGACTCCTCCGTCTGCGTCTACGATAACCATAGACTCGTGGACAGCCTGGGCGGTGTTCTGCCAAGATCCCCTATCTAAGACTACACCCTGGAGTCGCCTCATAGGGGTTTCGGCGTCTCCGGTTGGATACCAGACCTCGGTAGTACTTTCCCCAGGAAGCCAGAACTGATCCCCTAAGACTTCTACGCCATAGACCCCGTCAGGAGAACTTTCGGCAGTCGCAAAGTTCAGAGGATCTACGAAAATCTCACCCGGATCAATCCAGTAGAACTTCCCTTGATATCCGTCGGTTTGAGTAGGAATGACGATTACGAAGGACGAAACCACCGCGACGTCAGTCACGCCTACGTCGTCAGGCATGAACACCTGTTGGACATAGGGCTCTCCGCCTCCGGTCAGCCTGTCACCGTTAGTCCAGCTATTTCCGGTCCCAGTAGTTGTAGTAACGATGGCGTTACCCACCGCACCAGCTTCTACAGCACGGACGTGCATGAGGTTGGCGGAGTAATTAGTGGCTCTAACGAATAGGTTTTTCTCTAGATCTGTAGAATAGTCCGTCCCCGGAACCCCTGTACCATTCACTGCGTTATATAAATTCTCAAAGGCGTCTGTCGGGACAGTCCCTAGAGCAACCCTCCACGGATTTGAAGAAGTACCGGCAGGGTTTCCTTCATCGAGAGGAGAAGACGTCACCTGATAGTACATCGTATCAATACATATTACATCGTTATCCGCGATAGATCCGGTCAACGCCCCATTCGCATACCCGTTCTCGACATAGACGTAAAGGTTTCTGCCGTCAGCAAAGAATAGGTACTCGGGAGTGGTTCCGATAGCGGCTGTGATCGCCATGTTTACAAACCCTTTTTCGGGGTTGTAGAGGTTGGTATAGATAGATGTTGCGTTTAAATTACTATCCATCCTGTACATCTCTGCACCGGATGCGACAAAAAGATCTCCATTAAATGCTCCGGCCTCTGAGTGTATTCCCCGGATAGGACCGCTGCCGAGATGTTTAAGACGCCTCATTCCAGGACGGGCTAGGAGTGCTGCGCCGTCGTCAGTTAGAAAAGGGTTTTCTTCGAAGTACCTGTTCTTTAGAATAAGATCTCCGGCACCAGCGACTTGACGCCGGAAATCGCTAGTACGGAAATTTACTTTAACCATTTACCAAGGCCATCCTTTGTCGAACATGCTATTAGGCTGATACAGCCAATAAGTGTTGCCCCACTGATCTCGGTCGGCTGCGACCTTGGCAGGACGAATAAGGGCAAGCTCTGATCTGGTCGGAATCTCCTGAGTGTACCGTGCTCGAAGCTGAGACTTAGCTCGGTCAAAGATCATCTTGGATTGACCATCCAGAGACGCACCGTAGGAGGGATTAAATCGAATAGCCAACATAGTAATAAAGAAGTCGTCGAACTCCTCGGGGAACGGGAAGATATCTTCCATTTCAATCGGGGAGTACTTCATCCAGTTAGCGAGGTCTTCTCGGTAGAACCACTCTGCGTCGTAGAAATTCTCGTTTAGGCCGAGTGTCTCCATTCCTTCGATTCTGTTGCCGTTTCCATAGATAGTCACGGGGTACTCGGCAAGAGATCCCGCCACATCAATAAGGGCGAAACGAGATCCGTCATCAGGAGCCGGGTGGAGATAAAGAGGCACCGACTGATCGAGGTTAAGCATAACCCTCGTATTCTTAGGAACGAACCAGTCGTTATCTGGGACGGTGTTCCACCAAGGATACCCGGACGGTCTAGAGATATTCTGCTTTCCGATAGGAAACACTGTAAAAGGATCGCCAGCCTCATTACCGAAGACAGACTTCACAATACGTTGAAGGTATCGAAGAGCCTCTTCTTTTTGGGCATCAGTCGGCTCAGTACCGAGAGCAAGGAGATTGCTCTGGCGAAAAGCATCAGTAATAATTTGAGAGACAAGCGTCATTTATGTGTCCTTTACGCGGGATTGGTGACGGGTCCGACTGCGTTAGAGGTGGCAGGCGTGCTTCCGAAGAAATTCGTCGCAGTTACTCGGCACTGGATTGAACTCCCCTCGTCGGCGTCTTGAAGGGTATATTCATTCGTAGTTGAGCCTCCCTGTTGAATAGGAAGACCCTGTCGGAGCCATTCGTAAGTAAAGGTCGGAGCAGGATAGGCTTCCCACGTACCGTCCGTAGAGGTCAGGGTCTGTCCAATAATAGCCGTGCCTGTGACAACCGGGGTGGCGGTGTTTACTGGCTGAGTCCCGATAGTGACAGAGTTGCTGTCTTTGGAGGCACTGCCGCGAAAGTTAGTGGCTGTCACAGTGCAGGAGACCTGTTGGGCGGCGTCGTCTTCTACTGTAGTATAAGTGCTACCAGTAGCACCAGAAATGACTACACCGTTCCTTTTCCATTGATAAGTAAACTCAGGGGAGGGAATGCCTTCCCAAGCCCCTGGATCACACGTAAGTTGCCCTCCTACGAGACCGTCGCCACTAACAACAGGAGCAAAAATATTTGAAGGCGCGATTCCTACGAAAGCAGGCTGTTGAGTAGCAAAGAGAGAGGCAACCATTTTATACTCCTAGTAGACCAGACGCGCCTCCGGCTGCCGTAAACGTCCCTCCGTTGACTCCTAGGTAGAAGGGAAGAGGGTAATAAACACCGGGCTGGACAGGAAAATCCGACAGAAGAGTTACTTCGGTTCCGTCCTCCTTCCGCTGGACAATAGAGATTGTACCGGCCGTACTTGCTAGAAAACCACCGATGTTATTAGATGTAAAAGTAATTGATTGGTCGGCAGCTACCGGAACAGGATCATACCGTTCTTGGATAATCATTTTATTCCTCCTAGAACAGAGAAAAGGCCGAGGGACGCCTCAGAGAAATCCCCCGGCCTTGCTCAATTAAGCGCCGTTGATACGAACGATACGACGCCGGTCGTTGGTATTCGCGGTAAGTGCGACGTCAAACCTGATACGGTGCTCGCCGGTAGCGAAGACCGAATCCTGCCACATACGGACAGACAGAGGAACCTTAGTAAGGCTCTTACGCTGTGCCGTACCGGTTGCAGGCATGATGAGGTCGGCGGTATTAACAATGATGCTCGACTTGTTGATGAGCAGCCGGGGCTTCACATCAGTCGAGGCAGTGCCAACCCAAGTCACGACGGCGTTATCAGCCGGAGCCTTATCGACAGTCGCATGAGCGGTATTTACGTTTACGTCACCGCCAGTGCCTGAACCCGGCACGATAATCGCCGGGAAGATACGGATGGTGGCAGCGCCAGTTCCATCCGCAGTCGTGTCGCCGATGACCCGGAACTGCTGAGGACGGCCCAGAGAAGCACCGAGACGGTTGTCCCAGGCATTCACTGTACCTGCGCCAGTACCGAGAGTGAAGACCTCGCCGTCCTTGATAGTGGCGTTAGCACCAAGGCCGTCAATTACAAGGGTCTGAGTCAGATACTGACCCGGAGCCGGAGAGATGGCGACGTCCTTGTAGTTCTTGCCCTGATTAGCGCCGTTAACCGCACCGTTGGTACGAGTGCCGGTAGTCAAGGTCGGAAGCTGCTGGGTAAACAGAGTCGGGATACCTGCGACCGAGCCAGTAAAGCCCTGACGATAAACACCAGAACCGAGGTCAGGCAGAGATGCGTTATCGGACACGATTGCCGAACCCAGTGCCTGCTTATCGCCGTAGGTCAGGACGGCTCGGACGTCTACGTCTTCGACGCCTTCTTCCTTGAGTCGGGTGTAACCCGCAGCTACGTGGTCGAATGCAGACACCTGGGCACCAGCCGTACCCGTCCAGTTATTGGAGGCGAGGGTTGCGAAGCCAAGGATATAGGCATCGATCTTTTCCGCGAGATTAAGGGCGGCATTCTTCAAGGCTTCGCTTTCACGAGCCGCACCGATATCGCGGATCTTCACAAAGTCGCCCCAGCCCATGCTCGAACCGAACACGTCTTGGAGTTTGAACTGCTCAGAACCAAAGACAGTGACTTGGACACCAGCCGAGAGATCAGCAACGCCATTCGTAGTGCGGGTCACGGTATAGCGGGGACCGACCTGCTCCACGACAGTCAGGGCGTTGCGGTCGTTCATCTCGTTGTCGAACTTACGCCACGTCACGAGATCCTTTGATACGAGGTTATTCTGGAAGATAGCGGCAAACGAATTAAGAACTAGTTTTGCCTGATCGACAGTCACATTAGGCATTTAATCTATCCTTTCATATGAGTTAACTCCTTCACTTCGGAAACAACTTCTTGGTGAAGGCATCTAGGTCGTCGGTGTCATCAGGGATATCGATATGCGCCGCTGCCAGACCTTTATTAGTCGGCGGCGGTGTCGGGGCCTTAGACACTTTCGTACGGGTTTTCTTCTTTTCCTCCTCTGCCTCCAAGAACTTAGACTCAATTCGACCTAGAGCGATAGTGGCTTTAGTCGGACCACTCTCTACGATCTTCTTTGCTTCGTCTGATTGTTGGCGAGGTAGTAAAGAACGTCCGGCCCGTAATCCATACCCATAATAGTAGCTGTCAAGTATTCGCCGTATGCCGGGTTAAGATCAGGGAAGGACTCAATAAGCTGAGAACCCTTCTCCTGAAAATCAGGGTAACGCTCCTGTGCGTGACCAAGCTTTTCACGCCAGCTTGTTTCAAGCTGTGCCCTCTGCTCGTCTAGTTGACGCTGCTGGATTTCTTCCGCTTCTTTAGCTTTTAACGCACGTCGTTCCTCTTCAAGTGTGAACTTCGTGAGATCTCGGATAAAGTTAGGGTCAAACTCCCCAAGAGGGTACTTGTCTGTGCCGTCCTCGTTCTTATCGTCAGGGGACGGACCTGCTACTTCTACTGGTTTGGTTGGAAGTTCCGGTTCGTTCTTTTCGAGCTTCTTTAGGATTTCGTCGAGTTGCTCTCGAAGCGCTGCTTCGCGCCTCTCGGCTTCTCGGGCTTTTCCGGTAAGCTCGTCGATACGTTCCTGAAAACGATTTTTCTTTTTAGGCTTAGTGTCAGGTTCCGGATCAGACTCGTCGTCCTCGTCTGGATCGCTGTCCTGCTCTTCGCCTTCGTTTTCATCGAGGGTATCGTCATCCTCGGAAGGTTGAGTACCATCGTCAGTATGGGCGTCGCTTCCTTCTTTGCCGTCGTCTTCTTCCGGTTTGGCCGGTTCCGGTTCTGCCTTCTTTTGGCCAAAAAAGTCAGCAGAGAAAAGATCGAGGTCGTCAGTAGGTTCGACGGAAGTTTGTTCTGTACTCATATATAAGGTTTTCGGTCCTTTTCCGTTTGCCTTCTCTTGATTGCGACTTCATCCCCTCCCCGGAAGGCTCTCGTAGGGAGGGGAGTCGAGTTAAATTTTTAAGGCATCCCTATAAGGGACGTCACGATTTAGACGTAGGAGAGGGCTTTTCTGCCTGCTTCGCCTTCATCTGTTCGCGTTTGGTCTCTTGATTTCGTTCAAATTCCTCACGACGCATGTCATGCTCGTCTACGGTTTTTGAACCATCAAGAATCATCTTAATGGCGTCCATCTCCATTTGGTTGTTATCAACCTCGTGGTCAGATAGGGCACGGATTCTCTGAGTCTCTGCGTTATAGGCATCGATCTCAAGTTTCTTAAACTCAAGAGTCTTATCAGCCTTAAGCTGCTTATTCTCTGCCGCAAGAGCCTCAAGCTCCATCTGCATCTGCTGGATCTGCTCAGGGGCAAGACCCGGACCACCTCCCTCTTCTTCATCGAGGAACTGAGGAGGAATGGTTTTACGGAGACGCTCGGCGAGCTTATCCGCGCCCGGCCAATCCTGTGCTTTAGCGACGAGATCGCCGGCGACAGCCATGAGATTGGGCCAGACTTGAATGGCGTCCATCATAGCCTGGGCGGCCTCTACACGACGGGTAGAGTAAGACGTCCCGGTTGACAGGGCTACGTCATACTGACCAACAGATAGATCAATCGCGTTAGGGTCCATGGGATCATTAATCCTGTGGAACTTCACGCTCTCGTCTTCCCCGATGGCACGGATTACTCGGGTGCCGTCATAGATCTGCGGAATAAGCTGGTTGATGACGTCTCCAGCCTCAAGAATGGAGGCGTTGGCGTTGTCATAGAAAGTCAGAGAAGCGATATCGCCTTCACGTTGACGCGCCTGAATGGCACGACCAGACACCTCATTACTGCGAATGCCTAGAGAGGCGTCATGGATGCCAGTTACGTCCTTCATGTCCTGGGCATTGACCTGGGCTTCATTCAGAAGCGCAGCCTGCGGGGCAGGAGGGTCAAGGCGCTGGATATTCTGGCCGATAATGGCTTCGTCGTTGACAATCACAAGCGGATCACGAGAGAGGTGAGCCTTACGGATTTTCTCTTCTCGCCCTTCTACCGCCGACGCCGTCGCAATCCATTGGGCTTTTGGTGCATACCCAAGCTGCTCGGCAGCAACCGAACGCCAGAAATTTTTCAGGCGGACAGGGTCTTTCATGAATCGGACGATGCCGTAGCGGACACGACGACCCCCGATGTTCACGACCCGGCCCGACATACGAATGATAGGCGGACGATTTAGCCTGTATTCGAACGGGCCTGCTAGGATAGCAAAGCCGGTAACTAAGTGCATCTGTGCGTAGGTACACCACGCAAGTCGAGTCTTTACAAGAGCGCCGTTCATGGCTACCAGGTCTTCGAAGTTCTCCGGAGAGATTTCAAAAATCTTACCGTTCTCAAAAAGACCCATCCGACGCTGGCGCTCAATCATTCGCCAGTATTCAGTCACGCGGTAAGAGTCGTTATCAACCCAACCAACCATTGATACCTTATCAATGAGGTCGTTGTTGTTGATGGTGTCTGGCGATACGCCAGGCCACTTCTTTTCAAACTCTTTCTTAGGGATTCGGTCGTCTACAAAGACACGTCGGGCATCACGACCGGTAGGATCGACGGAATATCGGTCCCACACGACAGAAAGACAATCCTCAATAGGGCGGATAAAAATGTCTTGATCGAAGACGTCGTCTCTGGCGTATTCGACAGAGATACGGAAATCGCCGTCGCCACACTGAACGAGGCTCTCGAAGGCGGTGTCGTACACCCGATCCGCCCGTGACTGCATCTCGATTGCTCGGATGAGGTCTCCTCGGATAGAGGCTACGTCTGTGTCTTCGTCGTTACTCGGGACGACTTTAATCGACCTGCGGCTTTCCCGCCAGTCACCAACGAGTTGTGCAGTAAACTGAGGAATGTTATTGATGACTAGGCACGGGAGGCCTTTTCTCTGCTCTAAGACGATTGGGTCCCACTGCTCACCGGCAGCAAATCTCTTGTCGTCTAGTGCCTGTTCTCGATTGATTCGGTCAAACTCTACGTCTGCGGCGTACTCTTCCCGCATGTCTTTAAGGAAGGCCTCGACAGATTCGAAACCCTCTGGTACGTAATTCTTGTCTACTTGGCCCTCGATTGGTAAGACGTCTAGTGGAGTACCGTCTTTCTTTGGCTCAGGCTTCCTACCGCGAGGACCGTCTTCCTGATAATCTCCGTCAGTATATGCCATTACCTTGCCATCCATCCGTTAGGGTTGTCTGTGTTAAACGATGAGAAATCCCAGTCGCCTTTCGTCTTATCGATTACGATATCGTCCCGATCGGCATCCCGTGAAATCCTTCGTCCAGAGATTTTGTCGAAAACCTCCGTCAGGCCCCAGACTAGGGCGTCTACACGGTCGGGAGAGCCTGTAGCTGAGGATCGGATGTTATCGACTGAGAAGAGACACATCTGGTCTTCTAGATGATCGAACCTCCCGCAGTGGTGGACACGTCCTTGTTCATAAAGAGCCGAGATAGGTTCGGCACGAACGATCTTGCCACGGGAGGCATGGACTAGTTTCACAGGAACAGATCGATCGATTGTTCGAATGACGGTAGAAACCATCTCGCCGCCGTTGTTCTTTTCAGCCACGATTTTATCAGCCGACCATTTCCGGTAGAGGTTTACGGCACGACGAGCCCATTCTTCCGGACTTCCTCGGAGAGTTCCGTCTTCGAGAACGTATCCCCGAGCATATCCGTCTGGATCTCTTGCCATCCCGACCACAACAATGCCATTCTCGTCAGCACCTTCCTCAGATGAGGCAGCGGGGTCAACGGCCACAATAACACGTTCAAGGTCTTTAGGGGCTTCGCGCATTCGGTTGTCGTCGATGCTTGCCCGAGACCAAAGGGCCCCAGGTATGTCACCAAGAATCTCGCCTTCGAGTTCCTGACGTCCAAGCCGAGTACCGCCATATCGTTCTTCGATCTGCTTTAGGAATGGCTTCGCAAGATTGCCTGCGTTATCAAAGGTGGAACCACGAGTGACATAGGTATCAGGGTCCTGAACAAGCTTTTTGATAAGCGGGAGAGGGCGAGGGGTGGTAGTGACGATGACACGGGGATGGGCACCAAGACGAAGACCGAATTGAAGCTGATCCCATGTCTCCTGCATGTAGCGGAACTTCGCTAGCTCGTCGCACCACGCGGCGTCATGCTGAGGGCCTCGAAGCTGGTCTGGCTCGGTGGCGTTATACACCCATGCCTGGGCACCATTCGGCCACGTCAATTTACGATTTGTGGGGGACCATTCAGGACGGAAGTCCTTGGGATGGCACGCGAGGAGGCCGGACTCACCCAATACCATGACGTCTCGGGCGTCTGCCGCCGTCTCTGCAACGAGAGCGATTCGTGAATAACGACCACCAGAGAGAGGAGTGTCGCCACACACCCAAGAACGAATGGTCTCAGAGCCGATACGGGTCTTACCAAATCCACGACCCGCTAGGATAAGCCAAGTGTTCCAGTCGCCTTCTGGTTCGAGTTGGTTAGGCCGAGCCCAGAACTTCCAGTCCCATTTCAGTCTTGCCTTGGCTTCTTCGGAAAGCTGGGACAGCCACTTTTCTTGTTCTTCTTTGGTGAGAGACGCCAGATACGCGGCGGGAGACAACTGTCCGTTAGTCACTATTCACCGTTTACCTTTCGATTGAGATGGATGACGTTATCGCTATTGGCTGTCTGAGACAGACGTTGTAGACGAGAAGTAAAGTCCTGGACGTCTTCTTTCGTCCTCTGCTCCATCTCGATGGCTCCGCCGTCGGGGCCGGAGATCTCTTGACGATCTTTGTAGAGACCTAGGTGCTTACCGAGGAGTTCAAGAGCCCTGAGGGCGGCTTGAGGGTTTTCTTTTTCTGTCTCTTCGGCGATGTTCTGGAGCTTCGTCAGGACGTAGTCGGCAGAGAGGCCCATTCTCTCTCTTCGTTCGGCCTTTCTCTTCTCGATCTCGGCTTTGACGAGAGGGTGTTGCATCAATTCGGTGGCGATTCTGTTAGGATTTTTTGTTTTATATCCGGCCCTGATGACGGCCTTTGATCCTACCATGTCGATCAGGAACTCTTCGATAAACCGTTCCATCAGGGGCGTCAAACGGGCACCCCTTCCTTTCACAGGAGGAGTGTCCCCATGCTTCAAATAAGCCATGAAGAGAACCTTTTCTATATTTTAGGGGTTTGTAACTGCGGGGAACGGAGATTTAGAAAGATCTTCCCCCTCTATACCACTATTATACCAAATTCTAGGTAGAAAGTCAAGAGAAAAGTGATGAATCTCTAAAAAAATCTTCTGGAACCATTAGGAGGGGGCTGGGGGAGGTTAAGGAGGACAGAAAAAGATGAAAAAAGGTATTGACAAAAGTGAGATTTTGATATATAATATCTCTTTATAAGAGGTATATTAAGAGACTATCTAAGAGATTAAGTTCTATAGAGATAAGACATAAGAGATTAAGTTCTATAGAGATAAGATATAAGAGATTAAGTTCTATAGAGATAAGATATAAGAGATTAAGTCCTATAGAGATAAGATATAAGAGATTAAGTTCTATAGAGATAAGATATAAGAGATTAAGTTAATAGAATAAAGATCTATTAGAATAAATCTCTAAGGATATCTCTATGGAGGGCCTTCCGGGGTCTCGGTCGAGGCGGGGAGTTCCTGAGTCTT